GTGACCATCACGGCTGAATTAACAAAAAGAATCGGCTTGTCTTTAATAGCCAATCCATGAATGAGCCAACAAAGCGATGCAACCATTCCAACCATGATTGCGAAATGTGTTGGCAACCCGAGCGATAGGCAAGCCATCTGCCCGATGACCAAAAATGACCCAACCCAACCGAACATTATGCAACCCTCGAAGCAATTTTTTCGGGATTGATAACCGCAATTCCTAGCTTGCGAAGTGTAGACCGAACCGAAGCGGCATCATCGAACATGACCTTGTTAGCCTTTGCAAACTGCTTGAGTGACAAAAAGCTGTTAAGCTGTTTAGCTTTCAAAACGCCATCGGCTTCCATGTTACCAGCAGGGCGAGAGATGATCTTATCTGGACAAATGCCCTCGTTTTGCAGAAATTCAAAATCTGCATCCTGCATATTTCTAGCAGTGCAAACCATGACATAATCGCCAGCTTTTTGACGTCTACGAACCTGAGTTGCTAAAGGCAAAACCTTATCAGCAAAAATCTTTTCAGCAGTGGCATTTTCAAACCATTTGGCAAGATCAAGCGTGCCATCTGATTTGACCATTTGACGATGTGAGCTGTCAATAATGGTTCCGTCAAGATCGAAGATTGAGATATTTTTAATCATGGTAATAATTCCTTTATTGTTTCTATGTATTATATATAAGCATTGTGACCGCAAAAATCAAGGGGTGAAGTGAAAATAGTTTTCAACGTTTTCAATGGGTTATCATTTTTATTTTCCTTTAAAAACAATGGGTTAGCCCGGCCGGGGCCCCGCGCCCCGCAAGTGTTTGATTTTACAGGGAAATTCGCGTTTAGTGGACGAAGAACCAGTATAACGCGCCTCCCCAAATAATGGTATCGCTGGCGATAGAGTAAGCCAGATAGAGACCAATCAGAATTTTTTTAATGTCAATATTCATCGCTGTAAACCTCCCCAAAATCTGCCCATTCCTGCTCCCAAGACGGCTGACCATCGTCACCATTCAATTCCGCGTCGCAATCGTCGCAGCAAAGAAAATCACCTTCGGTTTCGATTGCCAGCCATTGGCAATCGTCACAACCCTCAATTCCAGTAGTGTGATATTTTTTTTGCATTATGCGCTCCCTTCAATAACAAAATTTTCCCAGATAGCATGGTCAAAATCACGCGGTGACTTGACGACCTTAACGCGCTTTTTGCGATTCAAAATCTTGAGCAAAATTTGCGATTCAATAGTCGTATCTTCATAAGCGGTGTGAGCCTCGACAAATTCCGGCATCTGCATTTCAAAACGATAAACATTCTCCGCGCTAGTCGAGTAAAACTTGCCGCTTGCAGTCGGGGGTGCAGTGTAGGCTTTCGGTGCCGAGATTGCCCAGTTGCCCCAAATGTCGAGCAGATCGACAGAGTGACGCAAAAACTTTTCGCCGGTCATACGCTTGGCAGTGTGACCCAAAACGCGGCAATCAAAGCCAGCATTGTAAGCGCAAAGAATAACGCGATAACCAGCAGCCTTGAGGTGAGCAATGTGCATATTGAAAAGACGCGCCCCAACCTTAAAAGAAGTAACCTTGTGAACGCCCTTGCGCTGACGCTTGGCATAACCGCCAATCTTGTGAACGTAATAAGGCTTTTCCTTTACGATCACGTCAAGAAAATTCAAATCACCCTTGCCCAAAATATTGCCGCGCTTGTCAATAGTAGTCCAGCCAAAATCAAAGACCAAACCATCATGCGCGGAAGTCTCGGTGTCCATCACGACATAAGCATTTTTCTGAATAGTCATAGCAACCCTCGTTGTTTGTTGTCTTATATATATAATCATTCCAACCCTAAAAATCAAGGGGCAAAATGAAAAAAGTTTTCAATGAAAACAATGGGTTATCATTTTTATTTTCCTTTGTTTTCAATGACTTAGCGGCCGGCGGGGGCCGCCCCCTCGCTAAGCCTTTGTTTTCGTTGGCTTTTCTGGCTTTTTTGCTAACCCTTGTTTTTTAATCATCCCTTCAAAAGATCTATCATTATTGAGTTTAGCAATAGATTTTTTTGAGCGAATTATTTTGAAATTTGCCATTTGGATTTTCCCTTCCGAGAATAGATTTTTTTAGAGCGAACAACCTGCGGACGGAACGCCCGCAGGTCTCTGGCTAACCGATTTCGCGGCTTAATGCTCGGAGAAATATTTGAGCATTTCATTGATAGCCTCCTTCGTTGCGCCCATGAAACCATCGACCGCGAAAGGGGCGACCGCTTCGAGCTGGATCAGCAATTCTTTTTTCGTTGGCTCATCAGCCTTCCGAGCAGTCTTTTTCGGAGCAGCGACATAGACGCCCTCGCGCACGAGCTTGGAACGAACCGAGCGAACGGATTTTTCGATGGACGCAGCGATGTCGTCAACCGAGACGCCGTTTTGGTAGTCCTCGATGATGGTAGCAGTAAGAGCAGCAGAGTAATTTACATTTTTAGCCATATTAAAATCTCCCGATTAAAAAGGTGTTTCATTTTCTATGTATTATATATAGGGATTATGGGGTAAAAAATCAAGGGGCAGATCAAAAAAAGTTTTGTTTGTTTTCAGTGGCTTATCATTTTTATTTCTCAATAAAATCAATGACTTAGCCGGGCCGGGGCCATTTGCCTGTAAGACCTTGTATTCATTCGATAAAACGTGAGTTAGCAACCGAGGCATGGTTTGTTCACGTTTTGTTCCAGCTGGCGCTAGGTTGCGGCTACGCCGCAACCATCCTAACTTTTTCCCTATTGTAATCGTAGCTAGGAACCACGCCATCCTTTAATCCGTCAGCGTTGTATTCTTCCATTAGAGTTGTATAAATTCGCCTTTCTTTTTTCTGCATGTCTGCAATATCTATTTCTTTCATTTGCATTGCTAATTTAAGAATATCCTCGGCTTCTTCGATAGGGCAATCGTAAACCTCGGTATGCCCGCTTCGCATATGGAATCCGTGAGGCGATGTTGGTGAGGCAAATATTTTATTATCCAAGACCCAAAGGTTTTGACCATATTTTTTCGCGGCAAGATAGCAAGCATAGTTCTCGCAGTTTCCATCTATAGCAACGCAAACAAAATCATCCCTATAAACATTAAAGCCAATTCTTTTCACGCGCTGCTCAACCTCGTTAAATGTTTTTCCAAATTTTGCTATTCCCCAACCTTTGTAGCCAGCGGCATATGTTTTTGTCATTTATCCCTCCTTAATATTCCGAGCCTAAAGGTGATAGCTGGCAATGGTAGGCATCGCCATTCTTGTCTATAACTTCATCCTCGTATGGTTCAGCAATGCGGCGGTATAATTCCATTTTACAGCAATCCAACGCGCCGATCATCTCGTTAATGTGAGCATATCGCAAACCCTTTTCAACGAGAAAGTTGTCAATAAAAGTGGAAACGATATAGTTGAGATCGCCAGCATTTTGTGGCATGAATTGATCGCCTATAACAGTCAATTCGTTGTTAATCTCGCGACGTCTATCTTTAGGTATATAGGGCATTATGCAGCATCCTTTTCAATATCAGCAATCATTTGCTTTTTAGTTTCTTCGATCCGCAAAGCCATCTTCGCGCCTTCAACCAAATCTGAAGTTGGCAACCAATGGAATTTTGGATAGTGAGTAAACGCAACATCCGAAATTTTATTCGGCTGAATTGTTTTGCATGAGCCAACAGCATAGACAGATTTGCCAAAGCCATAAGCCATTCCGAGTTCGACCAACGCGCCGCGCTGTTCCTCGTTTGCATCTTCGCAATAGAGTAAGACGAAATCAGAATCACGGACATCTTCAAAGCAAAGTGTCCAGAGTTGATCCTTGTGATTCTGGACGATATCGCAATCATCAGTTAAATCAATCCAACGAGCCTTAACAGGGAAGCCAAGATCGTCGCGAAGGTGTTGAAATTTTGTTTGGTGCCAGACCTTGCCAGCAGTGTAAAATGTAGTCATGGTTTTATCTTTCTTATCTATTGTTTCTATATATTATATATAGTGATTGCTAGGGTAAAAATCAAGAGGCAAAGCGAAAAAAGTTTTGTGTGTTTTCAATGAGTTATCATTTTTATTTGTCAATAAAATCAATGAGTTACGGCGGCGGGGGCCTGCGCCTGCTAACCCTTTGAAAAGGTTAGCAGAAGTGGGTTTTATATTATTCCGTAGAAAATCGAACCCATAAAGTAGAAAAGATAGGAAGTGACCGCCGCCCAAAGCGTTGTTAGCTTTGGGTGTAGTTTCCAGCTGAGTTTTAAGTGTTCCATTATGACAGTTCCTTATAATCCATCATTGCAAAAATAAATCCGAGAGCAGACCAGAAAACAGTTAGGATGCCAACGAAAGAAACGCCTAGCATAATCCAAAATCCAATTTCCTGATGCGGCAAATGTGTCATGCCAACGCCTGACGCAGCCAGCAGAGTAGATCCGAAAACAAAAAGAGCTGCGAAGATAATTGCCTTAACCTTGGCAGCTTTGCGATAATTGATAAACATTATTTAGTCCCTCCAAAAATTTCGTCAAATGATTGACCGAAACCGTCTGTGATTTCTTTTTCCATTGCGGCAATTTCCGCGTCTGACATTTCTTGCGTCATCGCTTCCATTTCTTTTTCCAGCGCAGCTAAATCAAAATCCATGTCAACCTCCTAATTAACTATATATAATATATAAGCCTTTTAAGTGCATAAATCAAGAGGTAAAGTAAAAAAAGTTTCCAATGAAATCAATGAGTTGTCATTTTTATTTCTTAATGATATCAAGGGGTTAGCTGTCGGGGGCCAGCAATAGGGGCGGTTAGTCAGACTATTGACCTTACCCCCTCGTTGCGCACCTCTACACGGCCTCGAACTGGGAAATTTCGAAAAACAGGGTTAATTCTTGACAACCCTTAAAGGGAAGACTACAATAGACTTAAGTAAAATTTGTATTTACCACTCGTTTTCAAAATTTTTTATTAGGGTATTTTTCATGAATATTATGTGTCGTTTATTTGGTCATAACTACTCTATTACTAGTATATTCGGTAATTATGCTTTTTGCAGTAAATGCGGAATGACTCTAGTTATAAAAGAACCTTATGATTTAATTATAGGTGAAAGACGTTATAAACACGGCGTATTAATGGAGATGACTGAGTATGGTTTAGAAAAAGTCACTTATGATGAAACGCCAACTAGAGAGATACATGAATAATACCATTAAACACTACTGGCTCTGGTTTCGTAAGATACAAAAAGAATATGATACATTAACAGCATTGATGTGTTTCTTGTATAATGGTAAATATTATACACTTGAGGGAGAATATAAACCCGAATATACAGTAGAGGGAATGAAATGAAAGATTATGAAACCGAAAAGCATTTTAGAAGAGTAGATAAATTTGGTATACAACTATTGATTGCTTTTACATTTACTATTAGTTTATTAGTAGGCTTAAATATTGCGTTTGCCGAAACACAACTTAGAGCAAAACCTATTCAGTGTGGATCTAAAGCATCTTTACTTGAAATGATAACTGGAGCAGGAGAGGAAGCTTTAGTAGGCGGGGTTGGCGATATAGTATTTGAAGATGGGGAAAAAAGACAAATTCCTATTACTATGTTTGCTAATCCCATAACTAAAAGCTGGACAATTGTTGAATTTCACAACCCTATAGAGGCATGTGTTATCGCTTACGGGGGTAGTTTAGATTTTGACGTAAACAAGTACTTTAATAAGGACAGCAGTAGTTAATGAGCGAGAAGTTTAGGTACGGTCCACTAGTATACAACAGTTTTGGAGAAGCTGACGATTCTGGAAACTATTGGTGGCCTGGCAACCCTCCGGTTGCATATGAACAAGAGTCTGGTCCTTTTCGTATTCCAGTAGATGCAGACGGAAATCAGTGTTTACCAGGAGATTGCATACTTCATCCTAATTGTCGTGTTGAGGAGTGGGAGTCTTTTGAACTCTTTCAAATCCCCTCGCTTGAGTGGTGTAGATCATGGTTTGAAGATAATTTTTTAATTGTTAGCGATTATCAGATTTGTCGTTATATTATTAGGTGGTGTAACCATAATTATCAGTATGATGATTCCCACGGTTGGCAAAATGATAGGTGAGATATGGCCAGACGTACAGACATCTTAGACGCACTAGTCACACATTTAGCGGCAAATACCACAGCGCATGTGAACAATGTTCACAAGTCATACAAATATCTTGACGATATTAATGACTTTCCGACTATTACTTTTCTCCCGCAAACTGAAACACGCGTAACACGCGGTGCCGATTTTCGGCAAGGGCTGCTGAATATTTTTGTTCGCGGGTATGTTTATTCAGAAGACGATGCCTTAGGAACTGCAGAAACGTTCGGGATGGCAGTGGATGACGCGGTTGAAACTTTTGCAGCGAATAACCGTGCTTTACAAGTAGAGGAAGCTCGTGTGACAGAGTTTCGCACTGACGAGGGGCTATTCCATCCATATGGAATGGCTGATCTAAGTTTACAAATTTTATATGAGGTGGACGATGCAATCAAATAATAAAACTATAACAACCACTGTTGATGCACTAAACCGCAGCTTAGAGGCTCCGCCTCTGGACCCGGTTATGCTTGCGCTCGCTAACGATTACTTATCCGGGAAGGGCATAGACGAATTAGCTGATGAGTATGGCATTTCAGAGGATCGAGTTACCTCTGTGATTGAGAAAAAAGAGGTAAAAAACTACATAGATTCAGTTTTTGCCACGCAGGGATATCTTAATCGAATTAAGCGCATCAACCTCATCAATTCAGTGATTGACCAGAAGATACAAGAGGCTGTGGAAACAGGCATCTACTCTAAAAAAGACCTTCTCGACTGGATGAAGCACTTACAAGAGGTGGAAACATCTCTGA